TCACTTCCCAACCGGCGCTGACTGCGCCAGAAGTTCCGTCTTGCGCGAGCTGTTGGCCGTGCTGCCGAAGTAGTAGGCCGCCACCTGTTCAGCTTTGGCCGAGAGATAACCAATCACCGTCCCGGTCAGAACCGTATCCGCATGCAGCTGGCCGAACAGAATACCGAAGGCCATGGCGATGAAGCCAAAGACGATGGTGTAGGCCAGCACTTTCGGAGTGTTGTCACGAACCGATTCCTCACGCTTGCGCGCGCTATCCCGGTCATCCGCGGCGATTTCTTCCAGCTTCTGAAGGTTGGCGAACCCCAGTTCTTGCATACGGATAGCAAAATCCTGATCCGCTTTCTTCACCGCCAGCATCTGCTCTGGCGTGGCACCGGACAGGGCAGTCTTGATCGCCTCTTCAGTTTTATCCGACAGCCCCAGCGCATCCGCGACCGCCGAGACCGCCATCCCGCCCAGCGGGCCACCCATGGCCGTCCCGATCCACGGCGCCACCGTACCCAACACGTTTTTCCAGTCCATCATTCCGCCCTCATCAAATTGTCAGCAATACGACGCGCCCAGCCCTTACCAAAGGTTGGCCGGTCGCAAGATTCGTCATGAAGTTCAGACGCGCGCCATTGAACCGGGCCACCAACGTTGCACCGGGCATCGCCGCTACCGCCCGCAGGGTCACCGGCCCCAGAATCCCATCCGCCGTGACGGCCGCCGCCGTTTGCAGCGTGGTAATGGCACGCTTGACCCCAGAGTTGACGGCCATATCGAACAGGTCAAAAGCCGCAGTAAGCGGAACCGCATCACAGCCCACCGACTTCCAGAAGTCACGCAGATAGATGGCCTTGGCCTGATCCAGTGTCAGGCTCTTGATATCAACTCCGGGATAGCTCCGCTTGCTGATCCCGAATTTGGTTTCTCCACCCGGATCCGCCGGGTTGTTGACGTAGCCACCTTCATGGCCAATCAGTGACTCGAATGCTTCATCAAACGTCATTTACTTGCTCCCATATTTCGCAGCGACGACACCAACCACAGCGGCGCCACACAGCTTCAGTACATCCCACATGCCACCGGCCGCTTTGCTGCCTAGCTGCTGCTGGCGATCATTGATGTTGCGGATCTCCTCCCAAAGCGATTCCTGCCCGCGCAGCAGTGCCGCGACTTGCACCTCCGCCGTGGCGATGCGCATGTTCTCTTTGGTCAATGCCTCCACGCTGTCAGCCAGCCGCTGCATCATCACTGCCATTGAGGACATTTCCCGCTGCAAGCTCAGCATCTGCTCTGTCAGTCGAGTGACCTGTACCTCTGATGAATCCCCCATGTCCGCCCCCTTCAGGCATAAAAAAGCCCCACGTAAAAACGTGAGGCGTAAAAAAAAACCGGCCGAGCCGGGTGTTATTCGATCGTGCTTGCAGTAGTAAACAGCGCATCCAGCTGCGCATCGGTCAACCCAAGCAGCTGTCCCACGCCGGTGATAAACGGCGAGTACCGCTTAAACGTTTGGGCGTCCTGCCGGCCAGCTTCAGCATCATGTCTGTCCCCTCGGCAGCAATGAATGTCTCCACCTTGTCCAGTAGCCCAGCTTGGTAAAGCGCACCACGCGCTTGAAAGCGAGTGACTTCCTGCGGAATAGCCGGTGCCGGGTCTGGCACGACCTCCGATTTGATTGGCTGTTCCGGCAGCACCACCCACTGGCCGTTCTGGTACTTGGCCACCTCGCTCCCCGATATTGGTGGTACCGGCGTTAGTGTCGAGTAGTGCGGGAGCGGCCCAGTCGGGTCAAGCTGTTCAACATGGTCAAACAGCCAGTCAGAACCACAGACGTAAACACTGATCAGGTCGGCCATGGTTAAGTCCTCACGTAAGCTTTGAGCTGGCTGATACGCCCATCCAGCGCGTCGATGTCAGGGACGACAAACTGGGTGCCGGTGTCGTAGCTGTAACGCGGCCCGTCAGGGGAAACGCCGTAGAGCTGTGTCGAGTTTGATAGGGCAACGATGACGCTTACGCTTAAGCCGCAGAACAGTTCGCAACGATTGAGGCGGAAAGGATGTGCTTGCCCCAGTGGCTACCGTCCTCCGACGTGATGGACAGGTAGCCGGTACCAAACGCGGCAAAATAGCCATTACAGAAAACAACCGTGTAGGCCGACGACATGTAGGGCGTCGGAAAGCCCGTCCAGTTGATCCCGTCCGTCGAGATGGCCATCCCGACGCTACCGGTGGCAACAAATACCCCATTGCCGCAGGCGATACCGGTCCAGTTGCCTGACAGCGGGAGCTTGCTGCCCAGTGTCCACGTCACGCCGTCTGGTGACGTGGCGCTGACAAGGTTGCCGAAAGTGACCGCCACGAATAGACCGTTGCCGTAAGTCATGGCATACCAGTTGGCCGACCCCGCTATCGCTCGCTGTGTCCATGTCACGCCATCCGGAGACGTGGCAGCGATGGAGGTGTTATTGGCCATCGCTACGAAGACACCGTTACCAAACGCCAACAGCTTCCACGAGGTAGACACTGGCATTACATGCGTTGTCCAATTGATACCGTCCGGTGACGTGGCCATGGTCGTCGTGCCGCTGGCGATCGCGACAAAAACGCCATTCCCATAGGCCACAGCTGTCCATGAAACACTTGCCCCCATGTTCCGCTTTGTCCAGGTCAGCCCATCCGTGGAGGTATAGGAATACAGGCTTGAACCTGCCACCAGCGCGATGAATAGACCATTGCCAAAGGTTACTGCTGACCAGTTTGAGGTCGGCATGGCCTGAGGAACAAGATCGCCAATGTTACTGGTTGGAATGCTTCCCAGCTTCCCGTACAGCACCGGATAGCTGCTTTGCAGGTAGGCCGAGCCATCGCATGGCAGCCAGTCAGGTCCGGGGGCATCGGCGGAATAGAGAATGTCGCCCGACTTGCTGGCGCCTCGATCGAATAGCGCCTTGATTCTTGCCGCAATCTCTTGCACCACCGCAGACAATTCCTCAGACAGCAGCATGGCACCTCCTACAACATGGCGGTATTAAAGACGGCCACCAGATCCACTTCCGGATTACCGATACCGATGTTCTGGCACGCTTGCAGCTTCTGGGCGGTGGTCAGGTTCTGCTGATCGGCAAAACTGACCCGATTCCCCACGGCGGCGAGCAGGTTGGCCAATGCCGTGTCATCGCTCCCCAGCTTGGCTTCGATCTCTTTCAGCGTGTCATAGGCTGCACTGGCCCCGCCGAGAATGTCGTTCTTCAGCTGGGCAAACAGATCGGTCACCTTGCTTGAGGAGTAGACGGTGGCTGCACTGGCCTCGGGTATCGTCAATGGCCGCGCCACCGGATGTGGCGGCCGCGACCACGGCGGCCTGCAGCTCGTTGATGGCCGCCACAAGACTGGTCTTGTCGGTAGTGGACAAGGCAGCCGGGTTGCCAATCATGGTTTTGACTTCTTTGACCTTGGCACCCATGGCTTGGGCAAGGGAGGTCAGTACGAGGTCTAGGCTCATGGGGGTGATCCTTATAGTTGGGCGATGTTGAAAATCAGGGTGAGGTCGAGATTGAAGTCATCGGTACCGGATGGCCCCGGCGGGCCGTGGATTCCGATGACCGGAACAATCGGCTCTGGATCACTCACCGTGACGATTAAAGACTGGTCATCGATGACGACTACCGGTGAACATTCCGTCATCGTGTTACGTCCTCCACGACATCGATCCGCATGTTCGAGAGAACCGTACGGACCGTCCCATCGGCATAGGTCAGTTCCAGCGAGGCGAAGACGGGCCCAGCGGGTAAGCCAGCCGTCACTGATGCCGAGGCGATCACGTCCACCGCACCATCCGTCACCGACAAACCACTGTTTAAAGTCAGCTCGGCCAACACCACGTCACTGGTTACTGCCTGACGAAACTGCATGCGTGCGGCGGCCACGCCGGACAGATCCAGCGGCGGCCCGTACTGGATCACCGCGGCGCCAGCAGAATAGGGTGGCCAGCCCATGCCGTTGATGTTCGTGATTTCCAGCGTGTCAGCATCCAGCGCCAGGCACTCAAGGAAGTCATCCTGCCGAGGCGGGCGGTTTCTGGCTGTCAGGCCGGGAAACATCCCTCCGATAACAGCCACCCGCCAGTGTGTCGGCAGGCCATGACCGGCACCACAAGCCGGACATTGTCATGACTACTGTCCATGGCTGTGATGGGCGCGGTTTTAAGCTGTCCGCTCTCAAGCCGGATCTGGCGACGCCGGTATCGCCGCGAATGATTTGCATGGTTACTCCGGGCATAAAAAAACCCGCCGAAGCGGGTTTGGTTTCATAAATCTGTTTGCTAGTGATATAGCTCGCCGGTCGTACTTGTTCCAGCAGCTCCCCCAGCACTTGTAAGCATTACTGACCTCTTAAGGAAAACTAAAGGTTGAGTCTGGTAAAGTGCACTCCTTTGCCGGGCAAGAATCCACGGCTTGCTTGATACAAGGTTATGCAAATGGAACACTGGAATCACAGCCTTTTTCTGCTGATTAATGCCGGAAGCCATCCTTCAACAGCAACTATTCAGATCGCGATGTTTCTTGCGCAGTGGTTGATTTATAGCATTCCGTTACTACTGGTCTGGCTATGGGTTAAAGGGGATCGTACCGAAAGAAGTGCGGCGATCAATTCCGCACTTGGAGTCGGTTTGGCCTTGGCCATCGGGCAAATCATCACCATGGTATGGCCTCACCCACGTCCTTTCATGATCGGACTTGGCCATGCCTTGCTGGAGCATAAGCCCGAGGCCTCTTTCCCCAGCGACCATGCGACCGTATTTTTCACTCTTGGCTTTGGCATGATGCTCTCCGGGCTGCGCAAATTTGGTGGCTTCGTTCTGTTGTCTGGGGCGCTGGTTGGCTGGTCTCGCGTCTTCTTGGGCGTGCATTTCCCCATGGACATCATTGGTGCCTCGCTCGTTGCGCTACCCAGTGCATGGCTGGTACGGCAGCTTCTACGACAGAATCAATGTGGCGACCGACTACTTTCCCTGTTGGAAAGCATGTATGGCAAGGTTTTTCGGATCTCCTTGGTACGGTAACGTTGCACTGCAACGAACACCATTCGTCACCTAACAGTCTTTCTTACACAAAAAAGCAGCTCATATCCTTGGGGTCATCCGACAGGTATATCTTGTCGGGTGATACCGCCCTAAGATTAGTGGGGTTGCTCCCTTTCTTGATGGTGTTCGAGTCGTCATAGACGGTTCTGGTCTCGCCGTTCATGAAGATAACGCTTCGATCATAGAGGGCTACGACAATGGGGTCGTATTCTCTAATCCGAATATCGATAACGTTCCCCGGCACCACATTAACATTGACATCCATTTCACTGGTGTAGGGGAACTTCTCTTTATTGAAGACTTGGTTTCCAAGAACAGAGGCCGTAACCAAGGTGTTGTAATAGTCTTTGGTCTGCATATAGCTATCCCGCGTCATGTTGATTGCGTTCTCATGAGTTAATTCAGGTAGCAATGAAAGACCGACCCGCTCGGTTTCAAATGACACAAAAACATCACCACCGATTAGATAGTCCGCCCGGTCGTGAACCCGATAAACGTCATAGCTTCTCCATAATTCACCACCATAATCCGCGTAGTCATTTAGCGTAACTGAGTCAATTTTTTGGGGATCTTGCAGGTATCCCCGGATAGTGACAGGTGTAATGATTCCAGAATTTTTGGCAATGATATGTCCGATGATGGTATTGATCCGGGTTTCTTTTGTGAGGGTCATCGTAACCTCATAGCGGACGGTACTGGTCGTCCCGCTGTTGACCACGCCTGTAAGCTTGATCACGTTCACCGCCACGTCGTAAAAGGCATTATCGCCAAATAGCACGGCCTTTCGGCCATCCTTTGAGGCCGTCACCCATTTTGGCTTGGCCGGTGGCTCATCACCGGTATAGGTGATCGTGATAGCAGGGGCTTTGTCATGCCCGATCTGGGACGCCATGCCACAGCCACCCGGCAGAGCTACCCAGATCACCTCACCCAGCCCAATCGGGACCAGCCATCCGACATAGTCCAGCCAGTTGCAAAACAGGGTTTTATTGGTATACACCCCTAGTGTTGGGCCACTGCCCCAGACTGTCTGGCGAGCCTGATCGACGTTGTGCGGCGCGTTCGGGATCTCAATTTCATTGATGTAGGCCGGTACCCCGCCACCCGTAACTACGCCATCCACGATTTTTGGGGAAAACGGCGCATAGCTTGACAGGCTTGAACATGGAAAGTTTTTTCCATCAATCTGGCGGATAAAGGTGCCGGTTCCGTCTGTCTTCCGACCGGTAATCAACCCACCAAAGAAGCCCAGCTTGACCGGTTTTGTCATCATGCTTAAGCGCCTCTCCGGTAAACGTGATTTTGACGTTGCTACCGACAGCACCGCCATTACTATTGGACTCGGCTATCGTCAGTGTTTTGAGCGGCACGGACCCAATACGGAACATGCCATCGCTGCTGAAAAACATCGTGGCAGAGGCTTCTTCACCGTAGGTGCGGCCAGTCTCGACATAGGTGGCCGCCAGCCCTTGCGATGGAATGACGGCAGTCCCTTCCTGTTTCTTCCCTCTAAAAATCCCACCCGGTATGCCACCCGGGCCAGCAGGAGGAACCGGAAGCGTAGAGCCGCCCGGCTGATCTTGCCGTCCCAGTGCCTTGGCCACCTCAGCAGCGTCTTGTGCACTCATGCGCGCCATGTCACACCTCGTAGATCAGATTGCTTTGCAGTGTCAGTTGGTACTCGCCATCGTCCAGTCCGGAATCATCGATCTGCACCCACAGCGGTTGCATGCCGGATACCACCTGTCCGAGGGATAGCGTCTGGCCACCACTAGATAGTCCTGACAGCGAGGAGGCCAATCGGATTGACGTCTCAGGCAAGGGCGCCGCGGCGATAGCTTGAACGTCTATGCGGCTATCCACCGCTGGCAGGGCCGTTTTGCTGCCATCTGTTCCCACCCATACCGGCGGCAGGCACCGCCAGACAGCACCAGGCTGTCCAGCGGTTGGTGGCGCGCCTCATCCTGATAGAAACCAAAGGTCAGGCTCATGCACGAATCTCCATCTCATCAACAGGAATCGCTACCTTGACGGTGTAATCAAGCTCGCGCTCGACAGCATCGGTGACAAAGACCGGTATGGTCGGCACGGCAATGGCCACCTCATGCGGATAGCCTGATGACGCGTCACCACTGGCACCGGTCACGTACCCGGTCGTGCTGTCACTGTAGCCACCATTGCCTTCCGGGCATGTGCCAAGGTCAGCGGTGTCATTCTGTGAAAGGTTGGGCAGGGAAGCCATATCCGGCGCATCCAGCGGGTCAGACTCCGCTGTAGCTTAAGACCAATCAGCCCGGAGACGGCCAGCTCCACCTCAACGGTGGCCTTAGCTTAAGCAGAAAGATCGTAATGCTCGGTCAGCCGGTAAACCTTACCGGTCGCCCCCAGCACCGCACTGTCGACATGAATCGCACGATCCAGATCCACAACCGGGTTGGCGGGCAAACCAAACTTCACGCGCGTGGCCCGGTGCGAAAGCAGAATTTTGCGTCGGGCGATGGCCGCCAGCGTTTGCAGTGCCAATGTGGCATCCGCTCGGCTCGCCCCGGCCAGATCAACCAGATCCGCAGAGGTGTTTTTGACGTCAGGAAGCATCGTCGTCGAGTCGACCCACGCCGAGGCGTCAAAGCCACCGGTGGCATCCAGTGACGCGGTCTGCCCCTGCTGCTTGAGGTTACCCAGCGCAGCAATGCTGTCCGGTGCCGTCACGGTAATGCGCCAGCGCTCGGTCAGGGTCTGGACTATCCGCTTGGCGATGGCGATCACCGCCGACTCGCAGCGCGGATCGTCTTCAGGCTTGCCGGTGTAATCGTTGTTGTACTTCAGCACCGCCACGGCATCATCTGGCACCGTATCGCCAGAATGGACGTTGCCACTGCTATCTATATACCCGACATAGTGGACACCACCCTGTAGCGGCGGCGTGTAGAACTCGGATAGTAATTTCCAGCCACTACTCTCGACCGCTGACTTGAACAGCGACTTCTCCGGTAGCTTGTACGGCTTGCCGTTATTCCCTTTGGCGTACTCGGCATAGCTCATGCCCATTGACCAGGTATAGGTGCGGCGGTACTCGTGCAGGCGAGGGTAGCGATACTGGAATGAGCAGTCGGTTACCACCTCCCGGGCAGACTCACCGGTGACGGCCGAACCTTTACCGTCACGCGCTACACGGAATGGCGTGCCCCACATCACGCATGAGACGGCGCCAGAGGTCAGTGTCACTTTCGGGGTATACCGACCATCAGCCAGTGGCTTCGCCACCTTGACCGACCAAGCCCCACCGGCACCAGCCACTGCTGCCAGCTTTTGCCCGGCCAGCTCCACCGTGATGGTCATGCCGGGAACAGCCGTGCCGCTGATCGTCGGCATGGTTGCCATCGTGACGGCTTTACCGTCTGACAGCTGGCAGATCGACGTGGTGCGGATATCTTGCACTGACTTGTTATCGTTGGTGATGCAGTTGATGACGGACTGCCGGGCAACAGGATGGATGGTTAGCGACCCATCCAGCACCTGCGCATCCGTCACCACCAGACTTGGCGACAAGCCCGCCCACGGTGTCAGGCGGGGATTGCCATAGACATCCAGATCCAGTGCGGCCGCGACGGTGGACAACCGGTCATTGGCGTACTGCAAGCTGTCGGCATAGCGTGGAAACACCGCACGCGACCAGTAACCACCAATCAGCGCATCGATATCCGCACGACTGGATCCGGCCAGCATGTCACGACGGCCATCCGTCGCATGCAGCGTGATCAAGCCGTTGTCAGGATCGAAATCCGGTACCGCAACGGTTCCGGTAAAACGCCGCACCCACGCGGAAGCGGCTGTTGGCTTGACTTCAATCCGCAACGACGCCCCAGCCAGCCCAGCCAGCGTGTCACCCTGCGAGACCAGCTTGAGCGAGGCAACACGAGACATCGACTCTTCCGCCTCGATGACCACCTCACCGGTGATCCGGTCCGAAACGTCGGCACCACCCAGCTGGACACGGATATCCCGGGCTCCGGCATAGTCACTGACGGCATGGCTGACCGTCACCGATACCGGAAGGGATACCGTTTCACCGGTAATGGATTCGCCGCCAGCTGTGCCAAAAGGCGCTTGGCCAAGCGTAGTCAGGCCGAACATCATGAGACGACTCCAACGCTTCCCGATGCATCAAACCAGACTGTTTCACCCGTTAGTTTTGTGGTTTGCAGTACGACATACCCAGCGGCAGTGTAGTAGCACAGAACAATCAGCCCGCTATCACCACTTTCTACTGCTTAAGCAGCTGAAAGCCAGAGCCGTCTGGATTCATCATATACGGGCTAAACCCGCCAATGCAGGCCCATGTCCCATTGTTGATGACATAGGTGATGCACTCGGGAGACCGGTTAGCCAGCAGCTGCATATCAGCGGCCATCAGCGGCAGGTATACCCGGCTTCCTGATGGAATCGTCATGCTGGCATCGGATACTGCACCGGTCGCCATATCCGGCATGTCACCCCAGCGGATAACATCGCCTTCGGCATATAGCGAGAAGGGACGACGATAGGTCGTGCCATCTTCGCTGTCCCACTCGATCACCACGGTGGCAGTGGTACCGGGCCGCATTTTTAGCTGGGTATCCAGACCGATCCAGTCAGTCAGAACGGCACTGCTCATGCCGTTTGGCGTCCAGTCAGCTGCTAGCGTGGTTTCCCACCCATCCAGATAAATAGACCGTCCGCTAATAGCATGGGTAAGCGGGGAATACGCATCATTCGGGAGCAGAGACATGGCAATTTCCTGTGGCAATAAAAAATAACATTTCTGTTATTTTTGTCTTGCTAAAAGTAACACATGTGTTATCATTAACCCATGACGAACAGCATGGAGGACGGATGAAAAACAGTGAGTTCATCAAGTGGCTACAACAGCAGGGCGTCACGATGAAGCCCGGTAAAGGAAGCCACCTGATTGCAACGCTAAATGGCCGATCGATTGCAGTGCCAAACCATAAAGGCAAAGAAATCGCAAACGGAACGGCCAGAGGGGTTAAGAAAGCACTAGGACTCAAGTAACAAGGGAGGGGCAAAAGCCCCTCTATCATCCGCCCGACGAAAGGCAAGAAATGTTGAGATATTCGGTTAAATTAACCACCGATGAAGATGGCGTGAATGTTGAATTTCCGGACGTTCCTGAAGCCCTGACCTATGGAGCAGACAGGGAAGAAGCACTACAGCATGCGACGGACGCCTTGCTGACGGCTTTCATGATCTATCAGGATGACAGAAAGTCGTTTCCCGTCCCGGCATCGCATGGCGAGGACTTTATCGCGCTCCCCATCATGGCCTCGCTAAAAGTGTTGCTACACAACGCCATGATTGAGAAAGGTGTCCGTAAGGTCGATCTGGCCAGGATGACAGGCTGGGCCAATCCACAGATCGAGCGGATTCTTGATCCTCGCCACCAGTCCAAGGTGAACTTGATCGAAGAAGCCCTGCGCCATCTGGGCAAAGGCATCGTTGGTAAAACCGTCGATCTGTAAGAAACAAGCCCCGAGAACCGGGGCTTGTTTTATTCCTCCTCAAGCGTGATCGACCAGGTATACCCGGCATTCCGCACATCACCGCTATCGTTGACCGTGAGATAGCCGGTCAGCCGCGGCCAATACTGGTAGCCGCCTTCCATCTCAACCCCTGGAAGATCCGGCCGTTCGCTCACGACAGTTCCGATCGGAACGACACGCGGAACGATGCAGTCCAGTGTGTGAGGGACGGCTGTATCCAGTCCGGCCAGCGGCGCCGGTATCCAGCCCCCACCTTGCACCGTCGTCTTTAACCGCTTCCAACGCGCTTGCGATACTGCCTTGCCAGAGCGCGTGCGGAGCAGGGTTTTGCCACCGATTTCTTCATAGCTTTGGGACAGGTCTAACCCTGCCGGGATGGGGATCGGCACCCCATCCAGCATCAAGGTTTGGTCATTCATGCGTTATCCCTGTTTGAGATTGAGCATCCGGGCGGCAGCGGTCAGCTGGCTGACGGCATCCTCACTGCCGTGCATCGTCACCGGGTCACTGATTCCCGGAAGATGAATGTTGATGGGCGTCAGCGCTGCCGGTGTCGCCGGTCGCGACAACCGCTCCGGATCCGGAAGGTTCAGGTTGTCAGTGAGGGATGGGAGAGACCCGACCAGTCCACCGGTAGCAAACTTAGGCAACCGGCGTTGGTTGATCGCCTCCATTAGCTCGGGGCCGTAATGGCCGACGGCCGATGCTGTCATCACAAACTCACCGTTGGATAGGCGAGACAGGATGCTGTCTGACGTCCCCGTACCCGGGCCAGAAATCAACCCACCCTCGGCATTGGCCTGAATGGTCGGCAGGGAATAGGGCGTGGTAAGCAAGCCAAGATCCTTGCGGGCATCCGTCAGGTACTTCCCATCCGGCCCGACAAATTGCGTCGGGATCTGGATGGGTCGCTGGCGCGCGGCTTGCTCAAAACTGGCCATCAAGCTATCCAGATCCCGCATGCCTTTTTCGGTATCGAAGCCGATCTGCAGGTTTTTCACCGACTCGGCGGCCTGCTTTAACGACTCGATCTTCGCCATGACTTCTTGCAGCTTGTCTTTGGCAACGCCTTCCGTTTTGGCATCAAAGCCATCCTGCAAGGAGCCAGCGCTCTGGTTCATCCAGTCATATTCGCCCTTGGTGATCTTCCCTGCCTCACGAAGCTTGTCGATCACATCAGACAGTGACTGGAATTGCTTTTCCGCCGCGGCGGCGTCTTGCTGGTACTTGCGCAGGTCTTCATCTTTGCCGGACTGCTTGTAGGTAGCGAGGCTTTCTTGTGCCTTGCGGGACAGGGAAGAGGCTTTAGCCTGACCTTCAAAAAAGTCTGTCGTCCCCATGTCCTGCGGGTCTTTGGCCTTTTCTGCCGGATCCGTGCCTTTCTTACCGGCCCAGGCGTCCTGATGCTTCAACCGGGTGTCGGTGGCCTGCTTGAGCAGATCGTTGTACTTGTCGTACAGCTTTTGCTCTTTGGCCAGCGATTCGGCCAAAACAGCTAACTGGCTGTTTTTTACGCCTTGAACGCTCTTGGTGTAGGCATCCTCGATCTTGATCCGCTCATCCATATACTTCTTGAGCGCATCCAGCCCCTTTTTGTACTCGGCCTGCCCGGCAATATTCGCCTTATACTCCGCATCTTTTGATGGATCACCACCCTGATCACGAACCGTTGAAGCCCTTTGTTTCGCTTTGACTTCATTGATCTTCATCGACCGAGTCAGATCATTGCCATAGTCATCAAGCTGTGGCTTTGTCATACCAGCCAGATCATCACGGCTATAGACAGTGGCATATTCACCCGGATGAAAACCAATTCGACCAGAACTGTCTCGCTTTACGGCATCATTCTGAAGGTCGATATAGTCCTGCATCAGCTTGTTACGATCGGCCAGTTTTTTAAGCTGTTCTTGGAGATATGGTCGTGCGACGAGATAGGCACCGGCAAATGCAACACCGCCAAGAGCAATAGCACCTGCTGCACCAATAGCAAGGCCGGTAAGAGATTTTAAAAAACTGGTGGCAATGGTTACAGCACCCACTCCAACTGCACCACCAACAACCTCCTTACCATTTTTAGAAATCCCTGCACCAGCATTTTTAATCAAACTTTCTTCAGCGGCTTTTGATCCAGACTTGGCAAACTGCTCACCTTCATAGCTGGCTACAGTTTTTACGGCTTGTTTTTCATTTACCGGTAAGTTTTTTGCAGTTCCACTGATTCCGCCTGCACTACCGCCAGTAAAATCCGCTGCTCCAATTTTCTTTATCCAGTCGTAAGCATCCTTAGCCTTTGAAGACATCTTGATGAGGTCATCAATTAGATTGGCCACAACACCCGTTGCTTTAAACCCGATATAGACAGCGAGAACCGTCTCAATTGCCTTACGATGCTCGACAAGAAAGCGGGCCGTACCAATCGCAACCTGACCCAATATCTTGATTGCATCAGCAATATCATGAGCAAGTCTCGATAGATCGCCGGTTTCCTTCATCTTGTTCAGGGTATCGGTCAGATCAGTGATTTCCTTCTTGGCAAAATCCAGCAGGCCAGCCTGACCAATTTCATCAAGAAACATCTTCCACAGGTCAACAGCATTGGACACCACGCCATTCCACGTTTTCATTTGCGCGGCGGCGGCCCCAGCGGAGTTTTTCTCCATGGCATCCATCAATGCCTTGATGACATCACGACCAAGCTGTCCATTACTGGCCATGGTCTGCAACTCGGCGGCACTCTTGCCAAGTTTCTGGCTAAGCAGATCCCAAACCGGAACACCGGCTTCAACGAGCTGCATGGCCTCCTCACCCTGCAGCTTCTGTTTCGACCATGCTTGGCCTAATGCCAAAGTGATGCGCTCCAGCGTCTCCTGACTACCACCCAGCGCCGCAGACTGGTCAATGGATGCCTGTAGCGACCCGCGAGTCGGGTCAATCCCGAAGTTTTTCAGGCGGATATAGGCTTTTGTCAGGCCATCAACCTGATATGGCGTGGAAACAGCAAGATTCTTTACATATTCGAAGGCACGAGCACCACTGTCTGCTGACTTTTCTACCGAGTTCAGCTGAGTTCGCAAAGTCTCAAACTCACCAGCGGTAGACAGGATGCTTTTTGTTAGGCCAATTGCAGCTGTCAGCGAAATGATGGAAGTTGTAACGGCGGCAATTTTCCCCACCGACGTATGCAGGAAACTGGTTGAAGGCAATTCCCCATACATCTCATTCTTCAGTTCAGCAATCTTTGCTTTGGCAGACTGAGCCGCGCGGATTTGCTCCACCATACTCATGGAGCCAGATTGCGCCAGACGATTATAAGAGGCCTGAATCTGCACGATTTCCCGCTGGATATCGCTATCCGAACGGGTGCCGATATTTGATCGGGCGACATCCAGCTTCTTACCAGAACTGATTCGGCTCATGACGGCAGAAATACGCTGTGACATGGCCTCTTGCTCAGCAGCAAGGTTCTTCGTATCGACCCCGGCTGCTTGCAGCTCATGGCGCATGTCCTGCAACGAGCCACGGGTCTTTCCCATACGGGTTTCAGCCTTGGCCAACTGACGCTTGGCGGCTGCCAGCTGGGTTTCCAAGTCCTTGACTGGCTTCTCTACAGAAACCAACTGGGACTTGTAGGCCGCCAGTGCTTCCTTATTTGAGGTGTACTCACTAGCACTTTTCTCCATCGCCGCTTTATGCTGACTCAGCGCGGAAGTGGCGATATCCAGTTGCCGTTTGGCCTGTGCGATCTCCCCTGCAAAATCTTCCGCTGTACCACCTGCCCGGATAGCTTCCTTACGGATACCGGTATAGGCGGATGTAGCGGTTTTCAGGGCTTCTTCCAGCGGTTTTAATGCCGAGCGCTGATGACTTATCTCAACCTCACTTTGCCGGGTAGCCAGTTCGGTTGCAGCCATGGCCTGCTGGAATTTTTGCAATGGCACTGGGCGCTAAGCCAATGCCGCTTGGTACGAGTTTGTCTGTTCTTTAAGTTTGAAGAACTCTGCGGCGGCAGTCTTGGCGTCCTCTTTCAGCTTATCAAACAGCTCCATACGAGCCGCACGGGATGACATGCCGGACAAAGCGCCCTTGAACCGGCTTTCAGCAGAAACGACTTCCTTCAGGAATGGTGAGGCGTCACCAGACATAACCATGCGGATAAACATGTCATTGCTTGCCATGGGAAGCCTCCTCAACAGCTGTCATGAAGTAGGAATAGGGATAGGAGATAACATTTGTATGACCAAGACGGGTCATCGCGGCCAGAACGGTGTCAAACGCTTTCAGGCTCTTGCCTGGTTGAGTTTTTCGAGCCGTTCTTTCAGTCCGAAAAAACCGGGGTTTACCTCTTTTGCCGCCTCAACAACGATCTGCAGGTCAGACGGAGCCATATCCTCCATCTCTTGCTTGGATAAACTGCTGACCTTCGACAATGCAGTCAGCGTACAGTCGCTAAGCACCAGCGAGTCAACCAGGTCAGAGGCTTACTCCATGAATAGGTCACGTACATCTTTCACTACCAGTTCACGGACAACTACCTCTTTACCACCATCAAGGGTAATCAGCTTTCTAAGCATGGAAGCTCCAATGAAAGCCCCGCAGTTACGGAGCTTTCGGTCATTCGTTAAACTTTGGTATCCATCACCACGACGAAGTAGCGCGACTTGGTTAGGCTGAGTCTTGTCCACCAGCGCAGAACCCTTGATCTTCAGCGTGGCAAAGTCATCACCGATCAAATCCAGGGCTTTCGGCTGGCGTCGGCTTGAAGCGATGAACAGTGACATCGACACTGGCGCCAGACTGCGCGTCGTTCATACCTTCAAAGATCAGCGTGTATTCTTTGCCCATGGCCGTCAGGGCTTCGATCGTGGCCTTGCCTGTTGCATCATCAACGATGACCGTACCGTTCAGGGCCGGGCCGATGTTGGTAAGACGACAGTTCGCGCAGATCCATCTCGACGCTGACATCCTTGATGCGCGTCATCTTGTTCCGGTACCACCACCGCCATTGGTGTAGTCGGTCAGCGTTTTTTCATCAACGCTCATCTTCAGAGACAGGGCAGAGCAGTTACCGACGGGTACCGGATCGGCATCAGCAAGCTTCAACTTGACGGCACCACAACCGACATAGCTGTATTCTTGAATCGGAGCAGACATTTAGCGGGTCCTTACATAAAAAAACCCGCTGATAGCGGGTTATAGGCAAAAAAATCCCGCCAAGGCGGGTTAGGGGGTTAAGGCTGTCCGGCCTCTCGGCGGTACTTGATTTCAATCGTCAGATCGACCAGATAAACCAGCTCTTCGGGGTTGTAGTCATGCACTGTTTCCCCTTCCTGTACCTCGATCACGCCTTGCTGACGCGCCAGCCGTCGATCAGCAAATAATGCCGTGCGAAGGGCATTCAGATGGGGTTCCATGCGGCTATACAGCTCGCCGCTGCTGGCATCGATCATCGTCGAGATCACGATCTTGACGATATCCAGCCGCGTATTGAGCTTCTGGTTTTCATTCGGAACGTTTTTCTGGACGTGGATGACCGACAGTGGCGCAGCAACATCCTCCCGCCGGACATTCAAGCGTCCAAGTGCAACGCGTCCTTCCAGCGGGCCTTCCAGCAAGCCATAGACCAATCGGGCAATATCAAAGGTTTGCAAGGCGTTCTCCCACCAATTTCAGCATCGTAGCCTGTACCTCAGCCGCGACTTGCTCTCTGGCTTGCTCGCCGACTTCTTCGACAGCAGGGGAAAGGAAGGCATGTGCAGGCATTTTGCTCGTCCCTTTTTCCTGAAATCGGCCATAAAAGGCCGTGACGACATCTACCTTTCTACCAGTGCTACGCTTTGCCGAAAGCCGGGCATTTTTGAGTGTGCCGTTACGGCTGCGTTTTGCCCGGGTGGCCACCGTCACAAACCCAGTGAGCGGATCGCTGCTGCGAACATTCGTCCGGGCAATGATCTGGGAACGCAGGAAACCGGTGTCTTTAGGCGCATCAGCCTTGGCACGGCGCTGGATGATCCGCATCCCAGACAGCAGAGGCTTACTCAGTGCCCGGCGGTCATCCAGAACACTACTGATGCCATGCAGGCGAATAAAAAGCTCACCCGCACGGGGATCAATCTGAAGCTCAACATCGGCCATCAGTCCATCATCCTCAGCAAAAGCTCCATCTCGGATCGGGTACCCATCCGATCGATCGGTTCATTCGTGATCAGGTAATAGCGGTCACGGTGTTTGACCCGCATCCCGGCATGAATGCCATTGCGCCAGCGCAAATAGCCACGGGCATCGATTTCGCTGGTGGTCAGGTCATTGATCTTGTCCCGACCGGTCAGGTCTGAGATGTTGGCCCAGATTCGAGGCAGGACAGGCTCCCATTCATCCAGCCGTGACTCACCAGACAGGTTCTTGCCCTTGGCCTGTTTTTCGATAGTGATGCGATGTCGAAGCTTTCCGGCTCTCATAGCGTCACCTCGCGCAAGGTATAGGGATCAAGCAATGAATCGACAAATCCGCCGGGCACTTCCGTCACAGTTTGGCCAACCACAAACCGCTCGCGGTACTCATACAGGGTCCCGATGGTAAAAAGCAGCCATTGCCGGACGTCTTCAGGCACGTTGTCACCGGTTTCAGCCAACCCTGCCTTATAACGAATCTGGATGGCATTGGCGACGGCATCCACATGAGGCCATAAACGGCTGGAGCGGTGGAGGTGACCGTCATGGCGAATGGCACCACAGGCTGGCGCCAGGTGATGCGGCTTGATCTGTAGGGCAGGCGGCGAGGGCAAGGCATGGAAGTCATGCCGGGGAAATGGATTCCCGCCAATCGACAGGGCAATGTCCGTAACTTCAAATGCTCCAGCCGTTTGCAAGGTCAGCCGGGGAACCGCTGGCCATTCGGCCAACGTCTCCATATACGTGGCTGTCAGGACCGGTCCACGTATCCGTTTCTCACACGCCCTTACTGCGGCCTTTTCCAGCATGACAAGCAGCGAATCATCTTCCGTCAGGTCATCATCGATCCGGCATTGCCGCTTGATGTCGGCCAGTTCCAGCACGGATGCCGTGCTGCGTTCGATCAACACGGCAGACATGGCTTAGTCCTTGGCCGATTTTTTGTCGGCCTTATCGTCTGCCGGGGCCTCGTATGCCTCGGCAATCTTGGCTTCAATCAGCTTGTCGGCCTTGTCATCGTCGAAACCGGCGATATCGCTCGACGTGTAGAGGGCGTAGGGTTTCAGGAACTTGATGATCTTCATGTCTTTCTCCAGAAAGGATTCGGCCCGCCGTAGCGGGCCAACCGATTAGGCGCCCCGGTGACGCCGGTACCGACCGCGATGGATTCAACGTGACGCGGACCAAAGTCATGTTTGGAGATCACCCGTACCAGCGTCTGGTCACGCTGGAAGGCGCTGACCATGTTGCCGTCGGAATCCTTATAGGTCGCTTCTTTGGAGAAGTCGATCATCAGGGTTTCATCTTCACCGATGAAGCAGTCGTTGAAATCAACGAAGTACAACTCGGATTCCTTACCAGACTGGCCGAGGTTGTTCGGGATCTGGGTGGTTTTGCCGATCGGGTAGCCTTTCAACTGGCCTTGGGCCATCTCCGGGTAGACCTTGTTACCCTTCAGGTCTTTCAGGCCTTCCGGGAAGCGGAAGGTACGTGGGGACATCAGCCAGCCCGGGGTGACCATGTTGGCATCGACGCCTTCCAGTAGCAGGATCAAGCTGTTCAGGAAGATTTCGATGGCTTGCAGAGCGGCGGCATCAATCGCATCAATGGCCGGGGCGGCCAGCTGGTTACCGGCAATGCACCAGAAACGCAGACCTTTAGGCAGATTGCCGGTCCCGTCGTCACGGATGAAAGCCTTGTCTTCGCGTGCACCGATGGCCGAGGTCAGGTCACCCACGATCAGCTGATCGATACCCGGACGCACGCCAGAGTAGGCCAGCAGATCATTACTGATCGGCACCGGGCGGCCATTTTCTTGGACGACAGCTTCAGGTCATCAAAACTGGCTTCAGTCGTCGGTGCATCGCCGTCCGTGCCAATGTAGCCAACCGATGCACCGCCTTTCAGGCGCGGGATCGTCAGGTTGCCGTTATTCAGCGGAACCGAGCGGGTGCCCATCTTGCGGATAACTGCCTTCGGGCGCAGCAGTTCAATGACTTCCTGAGACATATTGCTCGGGATCAGCACACCACCCGCACCGGGCGTGGCCGTACTCAGCGCGGCGGCGACATCCGCGCCATAGCCGTTCTTGTCGGCAATATCCGCCGCCACATGGTAGTTACCTTGAGCCTGTACCAGTGCGGACACCATGCGTGCCACGCCAGCGCCTTTGACCGTAGGCGCTGCCGGGGTGGCCGGTACCTTGGTCGGCGTAGCAACCGGTGCCGTGGTGACTTGGGTAGCAGCGGCCGCAGCCATCTTTTCAGCGGCTTGCTGGCGTTCCATCTTCTGGGTCAGGGAATCGAACTCGGCTTGCAGGTTTTGCACTTCGCCCAGCTGCTCCGCCGACAAGCCGGTACCCGCGGCTTCGAGGCTGGCCGGGGTTTGGGTACGGGCCGCAATTTCGGCGCGACGCTGCTGCATTTCGAGATAAGTCATGTAGTGTCTCCACAAATGAAAAACGCCACCCGTAGGCGGCGGCAGAAATGAAAAAACCCGCCTTGGCGGGATTTCAGTTGATACGCCGGGTGGCGTTAGAGCTGGGCTTGCATGGCCTGAGCCGCGGCCCGGGCCTGCATACGCATGATCTTTTGCGGCGGTTTGCTCTGGCGTTGGGCGGCCAGATCACTGGCAATGCGGTTGACGGCGTCTTGCGGTGCTTCAATGCGGTCAGCCAAACCACTATCGATGGCCTCCTGACCAAAATACAGACCAGCCTGAGTGGCAATCACGGCTTTGACGTCGAGATTGCGATACTTGGCCACACGGCCGGTGAATTGGTCATAAGCCACCTTGCAGCGCTGCTCCATGACGGCTCGGGCCTGGTCAGTCAGCGGCTGGTTCGGGTCACCATCGTTCTTGTGGTTACCGATAAAGATGGTGGTATAGCTGATACCTTCCATTTCATTGGCCTTGCTCAGATCCGCATGCTGCATGATCACCCCGATACTTCCCGCGCCGGACGTTTCGCTCATGACGATTTCGTCGCAGGCCGAGGCGATCAGGTACGCGGCGCTGAAGGCCTTGAAGTTCACCAGTGCGGTAATCGGTTTGATGCCCCGGCAGCTATAGATGAAGTCGGCCAGCTCCATGCAGCCCGCGACTGATCCGCCGCATGAGTCGATATCAAGGATGATGTGACTGATGCCCGCATCATTGAGTGCGCACTGAATCTGGCTGCGCAACGACTCATATGCCGTCATGGTCTCGCACATGTCCAGCTGGCCGATCCGGGAAACCAGTACCCCGTAGACCGGAATGACCGCGACGCCACCGCCGTACACCGGGTCCGGCGTCGGCGGGTCAAGATCCAGCGTGTCTTCGCCGTCATCTTCCATCATCCGGGCGCTGGGCATCGCCATGACGATATTCATGTTCAGCTGTTTTTTAGCCCATGCCACAGCCGTTTCAGCCATCGAAGGCAGCACCATCAACGGGGTGTTGAAGATGTGCCCGGCAATCAATGGGTAAGAGCGTGATTTCATGTGTTCCTCACTGCGCAAGCGCGCGTTCAACTTCTGCAATGGCCTCGGCACCGGGCTGATAGCCCTGTGGGACGTAACCTCTCCAGCCGCCATGTTGACGGGCTGCAGGTATGTGTCACCGCCCGGGATGGGCGGCAGGTTTTCCAGGGCGGCGGATGTCATTGACGGACAACCATCCCCACTGGCGGGCCGTGGCATAGGCTGCGAACCGGCTCGCCCTGGTCACCACGCAGCAGGCCGGACACGTTGTACTCGATGTAGTAGTCCCGGCGATCCTTCGGCAGCAGCAGGTCACGCGCCATGGCTTGCTCACGCCGCCGGATCCACGGCATCAGGCAGTAGACGACAAACTCAATCGCTTGCTGCTCAATGTTGTTATTGGTTGCCCGGTCCAGCAGACCAACCTTGTGCGGTGGGACCTTGAAGATCTGCGTGATTTCCAAAGATGAAAGCTTGCGGGCCTCGATCAGCTGGGCATCCGAGTTCGTCATGGCCAGAGGCGAGAACTTCAGGCCGTCTTGCAGCACCGCGATTCCCCCGGCGTTTCTGAACCCGGCGTACTGCTCTTGCCACTGCTCCCGGGTCTGTTTCACTTTCTCGCGTGATAGCGGCTCAAGAATCTTGTCGCCTATCATCGCTAAGCCGCTCCAGCACGCTTAAGCCAGATTGGTACCGGAAGCAAACACCGCACTGGCGTGGCCATTGGTGGCCAGAGCCAGACCAAGCACGTCGCAATGCAGGGCAACCGGGCTGGCACCCACGTATCCGTCGGTAGAGAACCACCGCACATGGTGGACATTCCGCTGAGGCAGTAAGTCGCTACCATTAAACTGGTAGTAGGGCAGGTTGTCCGAGCCCTTGAAGACAGAAACTTTCTTCGGATCCCGGGGAATCAGTGCGGTAGGGCGCCCATCTTGCCCGCGCTCAATGAATGAGTAGCTGTTGCCGTGCGTCCCACACCAGACCTGTGACAGCTCGGTGAACTCGTAGGCCGTCTGCCAAGCGTTCGGCTGTTCGTGCACCAGGGCTATAAACCGGGTGATCAATCGCCCGGTCACGCTGATCACCTTTCTTTTGGTAAAGCTCGCACGGCAGCTGCGCGGACACTCTCCGCGATCAGGCTGACGCAAGCCTGATAGGTGACCAGTGACAGGGCTTTTTCCGGGGTAACCGTGATGCTCGGCAGCGCTTCGTGCATGCCCGAACAGGCTTGAAATCCAACCCGGATCCGGATTGCCTGACGTTTGAACGCCGAATTGTTGCGATATAAACATCAGCCTCCCTTCGCCACGCCGCGCGCGGTCAGATACGACCACGTCAGCGCGAACGTTCCGCCCACGATCCATCCGGCAGCCGGATGGAGGAGGGCCGCGCCAACCGTGACCGACGCAGCCCCGACAAGGCCGACAGACAGCGTGAGTTTGTCGATGAGTCTCATAGGTAAACCTCGTCTTCGTAGGCCAGTCGCACCGTTTCCTCCGGCGCGTGATACATGGCTCGGTTTAGCGCCATAACCAGCGCGACGATGCCATCGATACGCTCGCGTGACCTTTTCTTGTTGGGTCGATAGTTGTCATTGGTATCCCGTAAAACCACGACGTTACCGGCCATCCAGCGCAATACCGGTTGGCCGCCATGCGCGAACCCACCGGCCAGTATCTTGGCCTCCAACTCTTTGGATGGCTCAGAAAGGTTCTGGAAGTTTTGCGTCAAGGCGACCATTTCCATGCCATCTTCCATCAGTTCGGTGGCGATCTTCCCGGCGTTCCACGCATCGAAGCCGATAGACTGAATTTCGAAGGAAGCCGCATCATCGATGATCTGGCGACGAATAGCCTCCTGATCGATCTGCGTCCCTGCTGTCGGGATGATGTAGCCATTCCGTGCCCGGGCGGTGTAGCTCACCCGGTCCTTCTGGTCCCGTACCAACATGTTGTCTTCCGGGATAAAGAAGCGGCAGAGAACCACCCATTTTTCGCCCGGCTTTTCTGGCGGGAACAGCAGAATCCACGCGGCAATGTCGGTTTTACTGGCCAAGTCCAGACCACCGAAGCATTTCCTGCCCCGCAACGCCTCGATATCAACGGAATCAGCGTTCTTGTCCCGGGCGTCCATAGACAGCCAGCTCTCGCTGACTTGCGTCCAGATATTCAGACGCTTGGTCAGAAAGTTGTTGAGTGCGGCCGGAACATGCCCGGCCTTGGCCGCCTGGGTGCGTAATTCATCCAGAAACACCGACACACCAAGGTTTGGGTTGGCCTTGATCCAGTTGGACTCATCGAACCAGTCATCCCCTTCATCCAGGGTGTAAATCACCCCGCCGAAACTGTCGTCATCAAGCTGCCCCTCTAGAATCTGGATAAGGTAGTTGCGTTGTTCCAGACAGATGGAGCCATCCTGATTGAAACCTGAAGTGGTAATGGCGTGCATCAAGCTGCGCCGCCGGGCACCGCGTGCCGTGTCGATCACATCCCACAGAGCACGTGACGGGTGCGCATGCAACTCGTCGATGATGGCGCCGTGGACGTTGAGGCCATCCTGTGTGTTGGCATCCGCACCCAGCGGGATGAATTTGTTGGCCGTGCCCGGGATCCACAGCTTGTTTTTGTGGTTCTGGATCAGCTGGCGTAGCGCTGGCGACTTCGCCACCATCATCTCGGCCGCTGCATGCGTAATCTTGGCCTGTTCCAGCTTGGTAGCCGCGGTATAAACCTGTGCGCCAGCCTCCTTGTCAGCAGAAAACAGGTATAAGCCAAGCCCGGCTAGTTTGGTTGACTTGCCGTTCTTGCGAGCGACTTCTTCATACCGGTACGAAAACGCCGCGTTCCATCCTCCCGGTACCACCCAAACTCAACCGCCAGCCAGAAAGCCTGCCAGTCCGCCAGCTCTACCGGCTTGCCCGCCCATACACCTTCGAAGTGCCGAAGCAGTATTTGGGGAAGAATGACAGTACGTGAGCGGCCATCTCCGGACGCCAGACCAGACCACGCTCCACTTGCTGCTTCAGGTCACGGTAATGCCGCTCAACCGCCAACCGGGCATAGCGGCCAACCTTAACGCGCCCCTCCAGAACGTCTGAACCGTACTTTTCCCGGGCTGTAAAACATGACAGGCCGGAATTAATCCGGCCTGTCGTTGATGAAGTTGAGCAGTTCGACGAGTTCCTCGCTTAGAACCCGCCCCTTGCTGAGAGCTTTGTTCTTTGCGCATGAGGCCACCGTCATTCCGTTTTTCTTGAGCATTACGCGGATCTGCTTGGCAATTTTTGGTCGGTTATAACTGGCGCTAACCTCATAAGGGCGCCCGGTATCCTTGGCCACAGCGAAGATCAACCCCTTGTTGGTATCGATCCATTCCTTGCAGGCCAGCCAGTCCGCGAAGGCGGCACAGATCAACCCCAATGAGATTCCGGCCGTAGAAAAATCAAAGCCGCTGGCAATAAGCAGCGGCTGCATGTCTTTCCAGAGCTTTCGCTCCGTTTTTGTGAGTTTCCATGGCGGCTCATCCGGCAGGGAGATGCCACCACTTTCTATCCGGTCCAACATGTCGAACGGGTTCGCTGCAAAAAGATCACCATTAATCAGGCGATCAATGGCCCGCACCTGGCAGAGATGACAGTCAGCCCGCCTTCTTCCAGATCGTTCAATACCTCCGATCTGGCCCGGCGCTCTGCACGGCTTTCATCGGTCTCAAGCGATCCGCCGTTACTGTCTTCGTCATAGCGCCATCCGATTTTGTCGATGTTTTCGACATGGGTTCGCCACCCATCTACCTTGTCAGCCAACAGGGCGATCTGCAGAAGCGCTGATGCGTAGTCCAGTCCGGCTTTATCGAGCGCGCGGATGATGTAGCGCCACACCTCACGCGCCCGTTTTGTTTTTAAAAAGGCGGGTGGCTTGGGTATCGCGCCAGAACCGGCCTTTTTGGACGTTTCCAGAGCCATAGCAAGCCTTTCAGGGATTCATTGACTTTCAAAGAGAGAAATTGAGAGTTTCTGGATCGATGAGAGGATTTAGACCCCCCCATGAATTTTCAGAAAAAAAACACAGACGTTTAGGCACGCGGTACCGGAGGACCGACTTCCGTGAAGGATTTGACCCCCTACCCCCTAGCCGCACCATCATGGTGCGTTACGGGTTGGCGAGGCCAACCACCATTCGTCGGACCCATCCGGGCAGCGATATCGCTCATATCGAACCAGCTCATAGGATCCTCGTAACCCGACGTGCGGTCGGAATCCATATTCACCTGTCGGTTTGCACGGAAGGTCAGGGTCACACCCAGACAACAAAATGACCATGATGAGCAGGTACTTGGTCATGACTTCCTCCGGTTGCCAAACCCACGATCCTGACTGGACGTCTTGGTTGAGTGGCACGAATGGCACAGGGCTTGATGGTTGCTGGACTCAATGAACAACGACCAGTCACCACAGTGCGGAATGATGTGATCACAATCCGTCGCCCGATTGACGCAGCCCGGTGTGGCACATCGGAATAGGGCAGCCTTTAAGCAGGCAGAACGACGGGCATACCAGATCTTCGTCTTGTACCATCGACGAACTCTTGCCACGTCCTCATCACTCATCCGCTTCTTGTCAGCCTCGCGCCGCACCTGCGCCAAATGCTCGGCACAACAGCTACTTCCCGGCACGGCCATTTTTCTGCACCCGCGACTGGTGAACTTGCAGGGTCTAGGTGGGGCAAATGGCATGGCTCAGACTCACAAAAGAAAAGCCCCAGCACTTGGCCGGGGCTTCAAACTGACAACAATGAGGAGATAGCTAACGCTCGAAACACAACAAAAAAGCCCAAGGGATTAACCTTGGGCTTTCTCTGGTCGCACCTGTGGCGGTGTTGAAGGCATGTTATTGGCGGATTTTTACTCTGTCAAGCGGGCGTCAATTCCATACCGTAAATTTTTTCCAGCAGCGGCTCTAGTTCACCACAAGCCGCAACTAGCCATCCATGAAGCACCGCCTCAACATGCTGGCGGTAGAAGTTCCCAGCTGTTTCATGGTGGATACTGTTCTCCCGACCGAACTCACGAAACGATCCGAATCCAGTAAGCCAGTGGCGAACCCAATACTGTAGCCCCGCCTTTCCATACGCCATGGAATCCGGATCATGATACGCAACGAACGAAACCAGATCATCGAATACTCCATGTAGGAAAGCCATGCTCCCATCGTTCACTCGCGCCATTAGAACCAGGTTAAAACGGGCCTCAAGGCGGATCACTGCCTGCACAATCTCGCCAGCTTCCATGATTGCCAACTCTCGACCCCTCGCTGACTCACCACCACGCACCTCACCAAACGACGATGCCGCCTTTACTCCTTGAGCCGAAAAACGCTCGAAAGCAAAACGAACTGCACGCACTACATCACGATCATCCACAGCTATCTCCAAATGCCCGGAGAACCCCATTGCCGGATCAAGCCGGTCATTTTTATCGCCTACATGCCGAGGCGTTTTCTGATTTCTTCTATTGCCGCCTGCTGGACTTCTTTAGTCTGAAGCCCGCCACGGCTAGTAAGTCTTGGCGCTGGTCGTGGATCCGGATGATTCGGCCAGCGCAACACCTCAATCATCACATCAGCCCACCGGTTCTTGCATTGTTCCCATGAGCAGTTTCTGACCTCATACCATCCAAACCGATCGGCGGCCCAATACACTGCCGGATGTGACCAGGTGACAGCCTCACCGATCTGAAGCCGATAGGCATTAGACTGCGCCTCTTTGAATGCCGCTTCATAATCACGCACTGGAAAGCACAACCGGATAAACATCGGGACTGACAGCGGCGGCCAATCGAGATTGACCCGGGCATAATCCAGCGCCACATCCACCCCGGACCGATCAATACCACTTAGAGTCAGGGCCGTATCCATTTCATGAATCCACAACCGGATCGCGCCGTCATCCTTCAGGATACGCTCGACCATCGATGGATAAATGCCATACATCCTCAGCAGAACGTAATCGGCCAGCGTCTGCGTCCCGCATACCTCGCCATCCAACCCGTCAATTTCCATCAGGTCATGGCTCATTGCGCTTTACCCTTGAGATATCGAAGCACCGCACTACCGCTATCGGAGCCTGATTTTCTCGTGGGCAGTTTGGAGGATTGGCGATCCACCGGCTGTTTCACCGGCGTAAGCGCCACTCCGGCCTCAATGATCCGAATGGCGTAGCTGGACAGATACACAGGCGATTTTTCTCGTGCCATCGCTACCGCCAGCCTTACCTCGTCGGGGTCAACGTCGGTCACCGAGCACAGTCGCTTGAGCTGCGCCACTGCCTTGAGCGTCTGGACGTCGTCCCGGTAATCCCGCCCCAAAGCACCACGGAATGCCGCCAGCGCAGTTTGGTACGTTGCAGACTCGACTGGCCCGGAATTTCGAGAGGGCATCACCTCAGCAGAAGGCTCGTTGCCTCGCGCACGCGTATTAAACACAACACAACTAACATCAGATATGTCGTGTTCATGGTGTCGGTTCAAGTCGTGTTCATCACCACTGCAATGCGCCTCAAACCCCTTTATTTGTTGGCGTTCTGGCGCTGCATCTGTGTCGTGTTCATCCTTCGTGTTCAAGTCGTGTTCATCTACAGGGCAAGACAACACAGCCATAGGCAAGCGAAGCACCAGCTTCATGGTCTCTTGCGGAGCCGATGCCCGCTTAACCAGTCCAACCCGAATCAGCTCCTCTATCATGGCGTCAATCTGCAGCAGGGTAGGTTTCCACGCCCGGCGCTTGCTCCCTCTTGGCGGAACGTACTGCACATTAATGGCAAGCATCCCCCGGCTGATGGCATACCCACGCCCGACAATGCCCGTCTGAAAATCCATCGTTGGCCGAAGGCATTGGACATATAGCCGATACGCCCCAAGGCTGCACAGCTCTAACGCCTCAAGCTCTTCATCTGATAAACGGATACCCATATCAACCTTTTCCTATTGCGGCCAGCGCACGCTCACGGCTTCCCGCCCGGCTTGCGACGGCATCAAACCCTTCCTTCACGGCCCGTTCCACATTCATCCGGTAGCCCGCTCCATACAAAAGCTCCAGTCGCCTGAGTTCACGACGCCGTAGATCGACGCCGCCAGTAATGCCGCGAAGCGACACCACATACGCGGCATCCCGCGCTATGTCGCCACTCTCAAGCACCCAAAGCTCATCCGACACGTCGGCGAGCCTCCTCCTCACGATCACGGATAATCCCGGCAAGCAGGCTCTTCGCTGCTTCAACCATTGCCCGGCGCTCATCCTCTTTTGATCGGCTTGGCGCGTGTCGAAACCGACACCTCAGCATCATCAGCCGCCGCTTCTGGAATTCTCTTTGCACCGCTGGTCACTCCCGGCCAACATGGCATTGACGTGATCCAGCGCATCACGCTGGGACGCAATCGCCTCCTCAAGCTCGATCTTTGCACTCTGCAGCGTGTCAGCCGTCATCCGGTCTGCCACCCGCGCAAAAGCCGTCACCCCTTCACCCGTTTCTTTGGTCAAGGCCACCATCAGCGAAGAAACAGCCGTGTCCACCGGCACCGTATGCAGGATGGAAACATCAAGGCCAATTGGCCGAAGAATCTCAGAGGCCGCTTGCAGACGCAGATCCATCGGCAGTGCCTGCAAGACAGCAGGAAGCAGATTGATCGGAAGCAGGGTGGAATCCTTGGTCTGATCATCCATCCAGCGGGCAAAGCGCTCGTTGTTCGTTCGCATGACTCGCACCGCATCTTTACCCGGAACGTGCTGCTGAAATTCAACCAGCCAAACGCCATCAAACCCAGTGTTGTAGTAGCTTTTGACGATTTCGTCAGATGCCGTATCCATGGTCCAGTGCTCGCGCTGGCGCCACGTCTGCAACGCATCGCGCAACACACCAACTACCGTTTTTCGTGGACGATTCCACAATCTATTCATGGCACGCCTCGCTATAGTGACAACAGATGCCACGGCATCTGATCGATGTAAAAAAACGCCGGAGAACCGGCTAAACCGCACGCCCTGGACGGCACGCGGAGAGGGGGAAATCAATGAAGGTGGAGCTAATCATTTTCTCGATCGGTTAAAGCACCCAATGCACAACCGGTCGTGCCGTTAGATTCCTCCTCGCATAACAGCGACCATGCCTCAGGTTGCAGCACTGCGATCCTTCCGATCGCAGCGAACGGAAGATCATCTGGCCACTGACGAACAGCAGGCCCAGAAACCATAAGCGCCGCAGCAGTTTTTGCTACGCCACCAAAGTGCGACACAACTCGATCCTTCTTCATGGTGCGGATTATAAGCACACTTATAGAGAACTTCAAAGCATGATTACAGAGTTGCAAGATAAGCTCACTTACATGACAACACTAAGTGAACGCGTCCTGCTCGCCCTCGAATCGGCCAAGATGGATCAGTCTGATCTGAGCCGAAGAGTTGGCGTCTCCTCGGTAGCAGTGAACAACTGGTGCACTGGAGCAACAAAATCTATAAAAGGTGAAAACCTGTTAAAAGCAGCAAGCGCTCTTGGGGTAAGACCTGATTGGCTGGCATATGGAACCGGTCAAATGCTGGCGACAAGAAACGAGAAAAGTAAAAATACAGAAAATGAACTTAATTTAGCCCCTGACCTTATTTCATTTAGTCAGGTTCCTGTTGTTGGTCATGCACAACTTGGAGATAACGGGAATTGGGCTGAGCTTGAATACCCTGTTGGTAGCGGAGAGGGTTTTGTTGAATGGCCAACTAAAGACTCTAATTCCTATGCGTTAAGATGCATGGGGAACTCTATGACGCCAAGAATAAAGCAAGGGGAGTTTGTTGTGGTTGAACCAAATACTTCATACATGAATGGTGATGAAGTAATGGTAAAGTCTATTGATGGTAGAGTTATGGTCAAACAATTTTTATACGAGAGAGATGGAACTTACTGTTTTGTCTCTATAAATGAAGACCATCCTCCAATTTATATTAATATCGAAAATATAGAAAAAATCCACTTCGTAGCAGGTATTGCGCGAAGAGGGCAATGGCGTCCAGCCAGATAAAAAATATTCCCGCTTCTGCGGGAATTTTTGTATATTGACAATTTTATGCATTTGTCAATTTAGTAGCTTTTGATTATACATTCTGGGAACGGGGAATAATATGAGTGGTTCATTCAAGGATAGAGTTCTCTCACATGTTGAGCACGTTAAGAAAGTTGGGGAAATGTGCACATCTGAAGAGACCACAAAGCAAGCTTTAATACTTCCTCTTCTTGATATTCTTGGATTCAGTGCGTTTGATCCATCAAAAGTTAAAGCAGAATATCAAGCAGATTTCCCAGTGTAAAGAGTGGAGAAAGAGTTGATTACGCACTCTTCTGTCATGATGTTCCAGTCATGTTTGTTGAGGCAAAGGCTTTTGGGGAAAAGCTAGTAAACCATTGCCCTCAGCTATCAAGGTACTTCAACGCGACACCTGAAGTTGCTGTGTCTGCAATAACAAACGGTAGGGAGTGGAGATTTTTTACTGATCTAAATAATAAAAATATAATGGATGAGTCACCATTCTTGACAATTGATATTTATGAAATATCAGAATCAGATATACAGCAACTTCTTAGATTTAGGCATGATCAGTTCCAGCCTGATGCATTAAGAACATTGGCAGAGGAAAGCATATATTTATCAGCATTCACAAAAGCTATTAGTGATAGCTTGCGCGATGTTGATCAGGACTTTGTTAAGTATGTAGCAGGAAGGTCAAGCGTTCAAAGGCAATTAAACCAAAAATTTGTAGAGTCTATAACTCCGTTAGTTCGGCAGGCCGTAGAACGTTCAGTAAGTGCAATGGTTGTTTCTGGCCTTTCATCAAGTGGCTATAAAGAAAAATCTGATGAAAATGATGAAAAACAAAAAGAAGTCTCTACTGCTGTAGCGGATGTTGTAGATCCTGATAATTCAAAAATAGTAACAACTGCATCGGAAATTAAAATTTATGAGAATGCAAAGTTAATACTTGGAGATGATGCGGATATCCAGTACAAAGATACTGAAAGCTATTTTACTGTTCTGTGCAAAGGTAAAACAAATAGGTGGCTTCTAAGATATTTTGATAATAAACAGAGGCCAAGCATACAGTTTCCATTTGAGTTATCTGAAGAATCTAAAAAAGAAATACTTAGGGCTGGGCTTGATATTGGAGCAGGTGATCAAGTTGTAATTGATAGACCGGAAAACATCCTTAGACTTCCCGGGCTAATTTTTGATTCATACAGCTATTGTTCAAACGACGAAAACTTCAGAAGAAAGTAATTTTAAAAAAACAAGGGCTCGATCATCGCGCCCTTGTTTTTTTATTTGAAATAATTTTTAAGATAACGCCCCACCATCGCCCAATCGCCAACCAACATCCTGCTTACCACCTACCGCCTAGTAAGTCCATCTAGCTAGATCTGTCGGCTGATCACGCTAAGAACATTGCCATGTAAGTACACTTAACATTTTTCTTGCCTTGCGCTGTAAGTGTACTTATACTCGCTTCAAGTCAGCACATAAGTGTAAGCCACGCAAAGTACCGCGTACCGCTAAGACTCCGGCGAGACCCGCAAACCGGACGAGTGCAAGGGGTTCAGCCAGACACGGGGCGCAAACCGTAGCACTACTGGCGACCACGGCCGGGCGACCAATGAAGGACGCGAACCGGTGGAGTTGTCCTTGGAAACAGGGTCAACACAGCCGCACACTTCAATTTTTATGCAGTGTTTCTATCAAAGTCAGGTGGGCTTTAACCGAAGTGTGCGGCTGTGTTGGTGAATGCGTAGGCTGATGCGCTGACCGCTTGACGGATGACCCGCATCTGAATGGCGTGAGACTGCCGACGTGGTGAGCAGAACAAGCCGGAGATCAGCACCGGCCACCAACAAAAGCTGACAAGACAGCATGAGTCGCGACGATATGCGGGCCGTAACACAAAGGCCAAGCGTCTATGGACGGCAATAGGGCTTGCGCAGGGCGGATGGCAAGCTACTGGCCTGACTTTGCTGGTGGGAAAGAAACCAGCCCCAACACATTCGATTTCTTCAGTCGAACAATTCTCTACCGAGGCCCTGCCATGAAAGTCACCATCGAAGATGTGAAATTTGCGCTTGCTCGCTTTGCCATGCTGTTTCCGTTTCACAACGAGGAGCACTTGATTAAAACAGCCGATATCTGGCTCGAGCACTTCCATGGAATGGAAGCCAGCGAGTTCAAAGCAGCATGCTTAAGCGTTGCGAGGAGGAGCTTATACGGTTTCCGGTACCGACTGATATTTACCGAAACACCCCAGGGAACAGCACAGAACTTCATGCCCGTGCATTGCGAGCATGGGTGTGGATCGCCCACTTCTTTTGGCTATATCTATATATCGAACTCCGCAAAGCCAATAAGCTTTTAGTACCAATACGCATACAGGCTATCCCGGCTGCACGCGGCAGACGAAACGTTGAGAAAGTATCGGATGACCAACACGTATGGCGGTTGATGCTGAAAGCCAGACCTTCCCCGAAAGGCGATAGCGGTCTTTAGTAGAGCATACCCGGTAGGAATCCGGCAGCCGCCATCCGTGTTGGTAGTATCTGCTCCACAAGGAAACCGTGTGGCCGGAAACGGATGAAACGGAACCGAATCCAGAGGAGAAACAAAAGGGCCAGCCTCAATTAAATGGCCGCCGCAATGGATTTGACCGGCTCGAAAGTGAGTCAGCTGCCTCCCACGAGGCAGCGCACGGATAGGGGTTTTCAAAGCCTCTATCCGTGCGGAAACGCACCGGAAAGGCCGGACATTGGACACGCCATTGGCTGTCCATTTTTTTATCTATCAGGAGAAGAACATGGCAATGGAACTTATCGATGTAACCGATGAAGCCGTTTTTGAGTTGCGCAGTGCAGGATGGGTGATCAAGTCCCCCATCTTCCGCAATGGTCAGGTGGTTTTCCCGGTATTCAAAAAGAAGCGTTAAAAACCGCCCTTGATGCTCATGAGCATTGCATGAGCATCTTATTAGCTTGAAATGAGCAACAAATGAGCGACATGGACGCATGGAAGCGGCAGGCAGCGCAGCAGGTCAACGCCATCCAGCCTGCCAGTCCAGAGATCAGCAAAGCAGCTCGCATTCGCGCATTACTCCCTGAAATCGAAGAGGCTATGCGCCGCGGTGTCAGCCAGTCCGACATTGTTGCCACATTGGTCGACACCGGCTTGGTCATGACGCTAGACGAACTCAGGAATGCGATTTACCGGGCGCGCAAACGACAGAAGAAAGGTCAGAAGATTGAAGCGATCAAAGCCACCGCACCAGAGACGGCCAAGCAAGCAACCATCAAACACAAGTCTGCGCCAAGTGATTTCCGCCAGCAGCGCGACAAACCCCTCAACTGGTAATCAGGAGAACACCATGCAACGAACTGCTCACATCACCCTGCAGGGCAAAGGCGGCTGCTTTAAATCGGGCATCACCGCACTGGTAGCCCAGTACCTTGCAGCCAATTCCCCGCGCGTTCCGCAGTGCATCGACACCGATCCGGTCAACCGAACTTTCTCGCGCATCACCGCGCTTGGCGTGAAAGGACTGGAACTCCTCAACGACCACCAGCAGATCGACAGCCGCCAGTTCGACACCATGATCGGCAACATCCTCGACCATGATGGGGACACCATCATCGACACCGGCGCCGCTGTGTTTGTGCCGCTTAAAGCCTACCCGGTAGAGAGCGATGCGCTGGGCCTGCTCGTTGATGAAGGCATCCGGCCGGTTATCCATGTACCGTTGATTGGTGGGCTGGATTTTGTGGAAACGGCGAATGGTTTATCCGCCATCCTTGATGATCTTCCCGACGCGGATGTGGTCGTCTGGTGCAACCCATTCTTTGGCCCTGTCGAGTATCAAGGGCGAGGGATTGAAGATAGTGCACTCTACCGCGACAACAGCCATCGCTTCGTTAAGCATCATCGACATGATGCGGACTGATCCAAATACCTTCGGGCAAGACATCAGCGAGATGCGCCGCGACGGGCTGACCTACCTGCAGGCCATCCAGCATGACGGCTATACCGCCGTCGCCCGCCACCGTTTGAAGCGTGTGTGGGCGTATTACTCGATGAAGCTGGCATCCATCAACCTGATTGATATCCAAGGGAAGAGTGTATGAAACGCTTCTATCCGCAACGCGATTACGTGACGATTCGTGCCGATATTCGCGCGAAAGAGCTTTCTGGAAAGCACAAGCCGATTTACTCCCCTCAAGAGTTACGCCAAGCGGCAGCCCGCCGGGAGATTGAAAACCGGAGGATTGAGCGTGAAGGCGCCACCGGGTATTTCCCGCTATAAGGGGGAAGCATGCTTAAAGTGGCGATCATAAAGAACTGGCGGAAATATCGGCTACCGCACGTCATGTGTGGGTTTGTCATGGAATCTGACTTCTCATGCTTTGGATCCGCTGTAGTCACATTCGGAGACGGAAGCTCCATAACGTGCGATGACCGTGACGACCTGATCATCACGGATATCGATGAAGAAAAGATACCTGAGTAGGGCTATGTATAAGTCAAACAAGGAGCTTGCCCATGAGTATGGTCGGCAAGCATGGCGGGCTGGACGGATTTGCAGCCCATTTTTATCCCGGCGCATGCGAGACATGATTGCCGGGCGGCCAGCTGGCGATCCGCGAACGATAGAAGAGCTGTCTGCATTTTCTGACGGGTATATGGCTGAATCCGAGAATAGGGCATCACGATGAACCTCTACACAAAAACGGCATTGCAGCTGACCGAGGCATTCCAGCGCGACATGGATAAGCTGAACCGAGACCTTGCACGGATCATGGAAGCGGAAAAGCTGGCTGCCGCATTCAGCGCAGGCGGCGTTGCCACCACTGCCTGCTACAGCTTCCCTCATGGCCTTAGCCTGAAAGCCACCATGCCAATCGAGGTGATTGGCGATTCCATTAATACCCTGCATAAGCTTGCTGCAGAGTACGGAAGAACGCTGGTGAATGAGCGAAATGCTCGTTACGTACTGGTGGCCGCTGATCATCGCGAAATCAACACAAGCTCCATTGAGCTATATGTCGAGGAGATTTGATGACCTATCAGGACTACGGTGAAGACCATCATGTCATCCCTAGAACCGACCCCATTGGCGAGGATGACAACCAGGAATCAGGATCCGGAGACAACCCAGATTAAGCCCACGAAAGTGGGCTTTTTTATTGGCTGCAATCGCCAGTGGCGAGCGCCACGCTCACTTACCAACTGAGCGCCGTCCTCTGATAAAGCCGGAAAGGGCGCTCACCACTGGCGAAGTGTATTGACTATTGCTAACAGAAAGCAATAAATAGAAACTATATTGATCATAATGGTCAACATAGAGAAACAGATATGCTAGAGAAAATTTATTCCAACAACATTCCCATAATCGGCAGCCCATTAGCCGGAGGCTTCTATGCCGGTCGCTTCCGTATTGGAAGAATACGATTTGCTTTGATAGTTTCACCGAACGCTAATGGTGAAACCTTTGGAATTTGGGGAAAATTCGGAAAGGATATTAATGGAGCTAACAGTCCATTCGATGGAATGTCCAATACTAAATCTATGGCAGATTCCGGTAGCGAAATTGCAAAATGGGTTCTTGGACTGACTATTAACGGCTATTCAGACTGGTACTTGCCGAGTCGAGATGAGCTAGAAATCTTATATAGAAACTTAAAGCCGGGTCGATGTCCGAACCGCTGTGCATTCCGAGATGGTGATAATCCTAGCAGCATGCCTCCGGGGTTCCCATATACATATCAATCACCAGAACAGACTAAAGCAGAATCCTTTCGAGATGGTCAGTCTGAAGCATTCAAAAGTAACTGGTACTGGTCTAGCACGCAGTACTCGGAATTAAGCGCATGGGCTCATTTCTTACCCGATGGTTATCAGCCCTGGACTCCATAAGGACTTTAAGCTTCACGCGCGAGCCGTACGAAAGATTCGCATCAGCAATCGATCTATTAACCAAGATCATGTCAGCGCTAGAAATAGCACTGCATGAACTTAGTTAATCGATGACGATTGAATTGCTACATAAGGTTGGTGGCCGTAAGCCCAAGCGAAATATACCCATTGTCTTTCAGGTAAAGATGACCGTCTTTTGCAATAGACACATACCTGCCATCACGTTCAGTAATAAACCTCAAATTCAAAAACCGCTGTTTCGTGTCTGGTGGGCAGCTTTCGAAACAGGTAGACGGACGGTGATACAGATCGTTAAGGAATTCAACGTCTTTTTGTTCGAGTTCCATAGATGGCTCTCTTAGTTGTGGATTAGCCTGCATTCTGCCGACGGTATTTCTAATTGGCAATGGTCTATTATCCGTAAATTGCTGTTTATATTGATCATTTTTGATTAAATCGTCATTGACAAGCGTTGCGTATCAAGGGTTATAACCATTGGGAAAATAATGAATCACCAGTAAACATAGCTGTGTCGAAAATACAACGCATTCGTTTGAATGGAAGAGTTCTGCTCAGCCAAGTGCGGTAAGCGATACCAGGACAAGGAATAACGAGGCCCGAGCGGCCTCATTTTTTTTGGAGTTCAATATGGACAAGATGCGCGAGGAGTTTGAGGGGTGGTGGAATAGCGAAGGCCAGAAAATTACCACTGGCACCAAGGGAGATGCCTTAATTGCATGGCAATCATCCCGCGCCCAGCCAAGTGACGAGCAATCCTCGGTAGTTGCACATCCTGCCGATAACATTGACACGATAAAAGAAGATCGTGACCGTAACGAGCGCATGTTTTTGGCCGCATGTCAGACGCTGGCGCAAATTAGCGATGCGCTCGGTTTGGATGAGGATGATTCAGACCCGGAAAGCCTGCTTGATGCCATTGCAGAGCTAAAGGCTTCCCAGCCTGCCAGTGAGGTGGTGTCTGAAGTAGTGCGCAAGCTGCGCTACTACGGGGAAGTTACTCCAAGCTGCGAAGATAATCCGACCCGTAAGCTGATGCGCAATGCAGCTGATCTTCTCGCCGCCCCGCCAGCACAGGTGCCGGATGGGTACGCGATAGGTATCGAAGCTGTTGCGAAGATGATCGAAAAAAGGCCGACGATTACGCCGATGAATACGGCTACTCGGACATGGGCAGCTTGTCGTTTGGTGGTGGACCGCATGGTGAGATCAAGCGCGACTACTATTCCGGACTGATTGAACTGGCTGAGGAAATACGCGCCATGCTCGCCGCCGCCCCGCAGTCGAAGGTTGGAGAGCTAACGCGGGCCGCTCAAGACGTTCTGGCCGAGCGCCGCCGCCAAGTCGAGTCGGAAGGATGGACGCCGGAGCATGACGACGAACATGCCCCGCGTATGCTAGCCACCGCAGGAGCCTGCTATGCCATCTTCTGGATGAATGAGAGCAGCAGTCCGCTATCGATCTGGCCATGGGATGAATCGTGGTGGAAGCCGAGTGAAGACCCTCGCCGCAATTGGATTAAAGCGACGGCATTGATGCTTGCCGAAATCGAACGCTATGACCGGGCCGATCAGCAGCCGAAAGGGGGTGAGTGATGAGTGCTACCGCCCGCGTTACCGTAACCCTTGAAATTACAGTGCCTAGCAGTTGGGGTAACGACTGCACCGTTCGACAGATAAAAGACCAAGCCAAGCAATCCGCCGTCGCCAGCGTAGGGCACATGATCCGGGGAAGTGGGCTGAAGGCAAAGGTAATTGGAAGCCCATCTGTTGATCTGGTTGTTGTCCTTGATGAACGGAAAGGATCGAACTAATGGCTATCCATCCTACATTTGAAGGCGACGACTTGTTGCTGATACCGCGCGGACTGATCGGAGCAGCATGTCACGCAATCGACAAAAAGATCGATGCGCCAAAAGTTCTTGCGATGCTCCATGATGTGGCGATGAGTAAGTCAACGTCGCATGAACTACCCCCATGCCCGAAGCCAACTAAGCTGCGTCGGCAACAACGCTGTGATGGTGGCTATGACATGGTTCCGGCTTACAACGTTGAGGAAATGGAAGCATACGCAAGGGCCGCGCTTACCCGCGCCAAGCCTGCCGGTAAGGCGGTTGAGAACAATCCAGTTGGACGCTTTACCGGTAACTTTCATTTCGATGCAAATGGGAAAGCCATATTTGAGGTTAAAGCATATGGAAGCCTACCCACCGTAGGTGCCAAGCTTTACGCCGAACAGCCCGCACAGGTGCCGGATGGCTACGTGCTTGTGCCGATAGATGTCGATGACGAAATGGTTGACGCTGGTTGCTTGGCACTTAGTGGAAGCATCGGCGGGTATGAGGCAGGCAAGGTCTATAAGTGCTGGGATGCCATGCTCGCCTCTGCCCCGCAGCCGAAGGGAGGGGAGTGATGGATATCCAAGCCACAAGGAAGCTGCTGGATCAACTCCAGTCCGAGCGGGATGAATTGGACAGGCTGGTCACCGAGGAACGCACACTTACACTGGATGGCCATCAGGATGGAATCAGCGTTCGAATAGGGTCGGACAGCAGGTCAATTGCTGTAACCGGGATGGATAAAAACTATGCACAGTGCGTGATTCGTGGGCGGGAAATGATCCTGCTTGGGATAAAGAAAGTCTACCGGGCAGCGATTGAATATCAGAAGGCAAAAATCCATGCACTGGAATTGAAGATACGGGAGTCCACCCATCATGACTGACCAAGCCCTGATCGCCCAGCTGCTGGGGGCGCTGAAGCGATTGAAAATCGAAATAGTCCTATCTGACATCGACATGGATTACATCGAATCTCACTTCCGTCCACATCTGGAGGCGGCAGAAGCAGCCATAGCTGCCGCAGAAGGGAGAATGCCGAACGTATACAGCATCGCTGCCGCCGAGGCAGCGCAGCATGTTGCGGCACCTGACCTCGCCACACAGCTTCGCGCACTAGCCCAGCAACACGGATGGAATTTCGTGTGGGCCATGGCACGTCAGATCGAAGATGGCACGAAGACCTGCCACAAGTGCCACAACGGCGGACTGACGCACAGTTCCCGCTGCGTGCATTACGACAAAGCCGAGGAACAAGCCGAAGTAGCTGAGTATCGCGCTCACCAGACCGCCACGCCACCTAATCAGCCGGTGGCCGCGTCAGACGAAGTACAGCGTGCAGTAGAGGCCGAGCGCGAGGCGTGCGCTAGGTTGTGCGAGACGGCTGAGATACCAATCAACATTGACGTATGGATGAGAACAAAGAAGGAGTTATCAGAAGCAACTGCAATCGGACTGGCTGCCGCCATCCGCGCCCGTGGCAACAACAACATCCAGTCGGGCGCCGATTCCTCCGCCTCGCAGTAAAATACTGTCGCTCAGCAACATCGCACCGAGAAAACATGAAACAGATTGCACTTGCTCTGCTGCTGGCTGCTGGATTCGCCGCGGCCAGTGACCTGCCTAATCCTAAACTTACTCCGGGCGCCATCAACCCGGACATTACTCAGTCCAACATCCAGCAAACCGTGTGCGTCAAAGGCTTCACCAAGACCATCCGGCCGCCAGCGTATTACACCAACAAATTGAAAAAGGCACAGATCTCCGAGTACGGCTATGCCGACACGGACCCCAAGCATTACGAGGAGGATCACCTGATTGCCTTATCGATCGGTGGTGATCCGCGTGATGAACGCAACCTGTGGCCGCAGCCCCGCAATAGCGAATGGAGCGCCTCCAAGAAAGACCAATTGGAGTTCGTGCTGTACCGGTCAGTCTGCGACGGAAATGCCTCTCTGGCCGAGGCGCAAAAGGCCATGGCCACGGACTGGATCGCAGCCTACAAGCGATACGTTGTTGGGGGCCGCTACAAGATCAAAGGTCGCGTGGACTAACACGCTACCGTCAACTATTTACCAAGCCGCCACTGAGCGGCTTTTTTCATGGGTAAATCACATGAGAACTGACAGAAAAGTGCTAATAGAGGTGAATGAATAATGGACACCTCACGACTTGGCCCTAACCAGCGCCGTGCGCTGCAGCTGCTACAGCAGTCTCCGGCCTAAGCCTGACTCGTACGGAACTCCAAACCAAGCTGGCCATACCTGATCTTCGCACCATGCAGACCATGCTCAAGGCGCTACGCTTGCGCCAGCTGATTCACACCGCCTCACGGAAGTACGAGTCATTCGGTATTCGATGTCCAGCTTGTCGCGTTTTTATGTATGGACCTGGTAAGGATGCACCTCAACCGACTGCCCTTGGAAATGAAGAGTGCCGCCGCCGCTATAGGGATCGTATCGGCAGGAAGCTTTTCAATCGAGTAACGGAAGCAAGAAAGAAAGGGGCAACGCGTATCGTAATCGATGGCGTCACCGTCTGGCAGAAGGGTATTGGATTCTTCCGGCCCAGCGCTTCCCCCGGAGAAATGAAAGGACCATTCATGGGAAATGTGCGCATGGATATAGAGCAACTTCAGAAGCTAACCGGAAGAAAAACCCGCTCAGCGCAGGCTCGTTGGTTTAAGGCTCACTTTGGCGTTGATGTTCCCTGCGACCAGATAGGGCCAATCATGACTGAGAAGACCTATCAGGATCTTCTCGCAAAACAATGCGGCCTCTATTCCGGACCTATGGCACAACCACAAACGCGGCGACCCGCAGTGAGGACAAGATGAGTAAGCCACGCCAGTCACACCGGAGCCTTACGCTTTCGCGCATCTATATAAAAGGACACCGGTACTATCTTTTTTCCGCTGAGCCGATGATAAGCCCGGATGACGGCAAGTCTAAAAAATGGCATAGCCTATGCCACATTGAAAAGGGGGAGGTCGAAGCAAGACGGCTAGCCCAGCGCATAACAGATCACAATCGTGTTGCTGGCGACGAGGGGAATTTCCCGAGAAATTTCAGGGAATACATGTCCGCAGTCATTTCTGAAAGAGATAAGGAAAGGCCAAAAGAGACCGCCCGGGCAAAGATGCATGACATTGTTAACCGACAGCTGATCAGTTCCTCTGCTGTTATTGAAGATGCATTCTTTGAGTTCGATGTCGATCAGATATTACCTGTCGACGTGGCAAAGTTCGTAGATCAGTGGGAGGGTAGGCGTATGGCTCAGGTATACCATTCACGCCTATCTGATTTTTTTAGATGGGCTTGCCGTAGAGGAATGCGAAGCGATAATCCAGTCCGAGAGGTAAGCATTAAGAAGCCAAAGAGAAGAATGCGGTACCTGACTGATGATGAGTATCAGGCAATACGAAAATGCCTGCTGATCGGGAAGGATGGACGGAAAAACCGTAGCGGGATAATGGTGCAATGCTATATCGATCTCTGCTACCTGATGTATCAGCGAACGACCGAAATTAGACTGCTAAAGTGGGCAGACGTAACGGAAAAGGGATTCTCTTTACCCCTACAAAGACTGAGCGAAGCAGTGGGGCAAAGGTTTTTGTTCCAATGACAGAACAAATATGGTCTGTCTTGGAAATAGCTAGAACGGCATGGTCACAAGGAAGGTCGATCAATGATGATACAAAACGATCGGCCTATGTGATATGCAATGGGAGCGGTGAACCCTACTCAGCTCATGGGATTGGTACAGCATGGACTCGTGCTCGAGCGAGGGCGGGAATCGAAGGTGTAACCCTTAAAGACTTGAGGGCTAAGGCAATGACTGATGCGAAGAAGGCAGGGTACTCTTTGACGCAGATTTCAATCGGTGCGGCACATACAGACGAAGCCATGACTGAGGCCTACATCAAGCTCAGAGAAACGCCAGTCAGCGAGGTAATCATGAGTCTACCAGGCGCCGGAACCGCCAAAGAAACCTTCTAATACCCATGACATGACCAAGCAGTACCAATGGTTTCACGTCGCCTGTCGCCAACAAAAATATTATACTCTCACTAAAGTTTGCTCATTATTTTCAAGTACATGTGCATGTTTGCTGTTGTGCATGGGGTGCAGAGGGTCGGAAGTTCGAATCTTCTCACCCCGACCAAATTCTGTTTAGTAGTAATAAATTAAGCGACTTTTAAAGTCGCTTTTTTTGTTTCTGCTGCCATTAGGCAGATTGGTGCCTGTCATTATCTCTCCAGTATCTCCCATGTGGTTGCAGGCATTCCTGCCATGTAGTGTCTTGTTTTGTTCGCTATTCTTGCGTTAAGCGGTACATAAAACGTTGTGCTTGGTTTGATATGACAAGTGACAACCTGTGCCGTATGCTAACCTTTGTAACTTGTTGACTGGCGTTATCATGATGAAGCGTAGTGTTGATACTCCGTGTATTGCCATTTGTTCTACGGCCTTGGGGGATCAGGTTTGCCGAGGCTGTGCGCGTACTTTTCAGGAAATTACGCAATGGTGTGCGTTGCCAGATCTGGAAAAGGATGCTGTGTGGGAGCGATTGCCAGAGAGGCATGAATGGTTGGGGGTGGCCAGAGCAGCTGGGGTATTGCTGGATATTGTGCAGTTTGCTTAAGCAAAGAATGGGGAGTCTTGCTACGTGCCGATGGCGATGGAGTGTTGTTCCGCCGTAATGAACAGTGCAAGTTTGAGGTGGCCTTTGAGAACGGCCAGAGCCAAGTTCTGGAACAAGATTTTGTGACGCCCGCTGAGGTTGCTCATGCTCTACTGGTGCTGGCGGACTCGCGTGGCTAAAGAGTTTAAGGTGATGGAATATGGCGCAAGATAGTTCTTTGCCTGATTTTTGGGATGTTCGCTATCAAGGTGGTGTGACGCCATGGGAAGGCGGCGTTGTACCGCTGGAAGAAATGGCATTTTTCGCAAGATTGCCTACGGCCTCCCGTATTCTGGTTCCTCGGTTGTGGTAGTGCACATGATGTGCATCGATTGCTGGATTTGGGTCTGAGTGTTGAGGCGATCGATTTTAGCCATGAGGCGATCGCTCAGGCGCGTATCCAGTTGGGGGAACGCGCTGGTTGCTTGGCTCAAGCCGATTTTTTCGCTTTGGAGGCGCATCAACAGTATCTAGCGGTGTTTGAGCGGGCGTTTCTGTGTGCGCTTCCTCTTCGTTGCCGTGCTGACTACGCCAAAAAGATGGCTGACCTGATTGTTCCGGGCGGTTATTTGGCCGGATTTTTCTTTTTGGCCGACAAACCCAAGGGGCCACCCTTTGGAATTTCACTGGCCGAGCTGACTGCATTGTTGGGAAATGATTTTGTTTTGGAAAACAGTGTGTTAATGGATGAAGCCTTGCCGGTTTTTGCCGGTAGTGAGCATTGGATGGTGTGGCGCAGGCTCTGACAATCGCTGTTGGTTTCAATTGTGAGCCTTGGATTGATGTTTTTATCTGCCATAAGCTGGTTTTTTTTGTAGATTCAGGTAAAAATGGCCGACTGGTTTTAAACAT